ACTACTACTAGCTAGTGCTTATGACTATGGACAAGAAGCCATGGATGAATTAGTTGAGCAAGAGTTTGCAGACATTGACATTGATGCTGCATTCGCAGAGATGATAGAGGAACAAAATGACTAGACGTAATCCATACACAGTAATAGGTACACACTGTGAGTACGAAGTTAATTCAGCAAGTGACTTAATGAAACAAGCAGGACTTGATTGGAAGGTTACATTAGAAAATGTATTTATTAATGAAACCAATCCACTTGAAGTACCAGATAGATATGCAACAGTTAAGTGGACTAATACAGGGTGGACTGATACAGACCCTACACCACTAGCAATAGTAGGTTCACGATACAAAGTATTACAGAATGATGAGATCTTCTCATGCCTTGACGACATCGTTCAGAATAGTGATGCACGTTATGGTGCAGCAGGTGAACTCAAAGGTGGCAACGTAGTATGGGCAACCATTGAACTACCAGCTAACGTAACAGTTGGCGATGATCCACACAATGCATATGTAATTGCACGTACATCACATGATGGTAGCTTACCATTTCAGATGACACCAGTTGTTAATCGTATTGGATGTACCAATCAGATCAATGCAGCAATGATGAGTGGTAAAGCTAAAGGTATTTACTATCGTGTTAAGCATAGCCCCAACAGTAGTGTAAATGTAAATGATATTAGACAAGCATTCAGAATTATGAATGAGGATGTTGCTAAGTACGCAACAGTATCTACATACCTACGTTCAATTGAATTTAGTACAGATGAATTCAAGAACTTTATCAAGCGAGTGTATCCACTACCAAGCAAGATTGAGTTCTCACCATATGAGATGCTTGGTGCAGGTGAGCGTACATCTAAGACAAGAGTAGAACGTAATAGATTTAGTGCATTAAATGTATGGCTAGGTGAAACAGACACGCAGCATAACATTAAGAACACTAAGTTCGGTGCGTTTCAAGCTATTGTAGAAGCTACTGATCACTTCAGTAAAGACTATAGTAAGCAGGCTGGCAAGATGATTCTTGGTACAGACATAGCAGTTAAGTCACGTGCACTACAATTACTAGGAGTTAGCAATGGATCTTGATGATAATGTAATTGAAATTGTAGGATACAGAACAGAAGAACTAGAAGCAGATCACTTTGCTATCATGGGATACAGGGCTGACGTGTTACTAAGTCCAGATACATTAGAGTATTTACAAAAGATTAATGAAGTTGTTATGGAAGGTGAAGCTATGTGGTTCAAAAGTTTAACTACATGTAAGTATGATCCATACACAGACACGAAGAGTGGGGTTTCTGGGGTGGTATGTCCGTCTATGAACGCCGTCAATGGAGAAGAAAGTACAACATTAAATTAGAACAAGCATGGACCTCAGGGTTCTTGAAAGGAATTTAAATGGAATGCTGTGAGTTAGACATAGAAGAACTATACAAGCAAGAAGATGAAGATGTCTGCGAGTCATGCTATGATCGTATCGAAGCGCACATTGAAGACATGATGCTCAGTAGAGCTAAAGAAGATTTCTATGACAGGAATAAAAAGTATGATAGTTATTAACGGACATGAACTACCAGCACACGTATCTTATTCATCACTAACAACTTACCTTGACTGTGGTTGGAAGTACTATCTAACCCGTGTAGAAAAAGTAATAGAGCAACCAACGTGGTATCTTGCAGGTGGTAGTGCAGTACATACAGCAACAGAGATGTATGATAAAGAACTATTTCAAGCAGAAGGTAAGTAATGAATAAGTATTGGGACGCAGCATGGGCTGCACAACAACAAGAACAACTGACAAAAACAGGTGTTGATCAAGCACAATGGCGAGCATCAGGTCGTGCAACTAAAGCTAATCCAAATAAAGAAGATGGAGATTGGTGGAACGTTAATGGTGCGGCAATGGTTGACTCTTGGATTACATGGCGTAACGGCACACATCCACTAGTATTATGGGAACCACAACCTGGAGTACCAGCTATTGAACTAGGACTTACACCCATTTGGAATGACATACCAGTACAGATGCACATTGATAGAGTAATGATCAATGAAGATGGCGAACTAATTGTAGTAGACATTAAGACTGGTGCAAGAACACCATCGTCTGACTTACAGTTAGCTTTCTATGCTGCAGGTATGGAAGAAATGTTTGGCATTAGACCACGGTATGGTGCATACTGGATGGGTAGAACTGGACAGACAGATGAGTTGATTGACCTTGATTACATTAGCAAAGAAGATATCATAGAGATAGTTACTAAGTTTGACACTGCACGTAGGGCAGAATTGTTTATGCCCAACCTTAATCATTGTGTAATGTGTAATGTTAAAGATGAATGCAAGTACAAGAGAAAAGGATAGCAAGTGTTCGTTCGCAAAAGTAAGTTTGACTTTATTCAAAATGAATTAGATGAAGCATTAGCAGAGTTAGATGTTATGCAATTATTAATTCATCAAGCAACAAAAGAATTAACAGAAGCGCGTAAAGCAAAAGCAAAAGAAAGACACCCATCTTCACCAAAGAAAACAACAACAAAGAAAGTAGATAAGAATGGAAAGTAGTTACGTAGTAAACGTAAAGACCAAGGTAGGTACTATCATTACCGTTCGTGGTAACGATGCTACTGAGTTTGAAGCTAACATCAATGCACTAATTGGTAATGGAATTAACAACAGTATTGCTGCAATGGAAGAGTTGTTTCTTGGAATGCAACCCAGTCAACCCAGTAACACAGGAGTCAATACAGTGGTTGCTGCGCTAGGTGGCACAGTAATTAGTGAGACACCTATCTCAGTACAGCCAGCACCAGCAGTGTTCGCACCTGTAGCACCACCAGTAGCAACAGTAGCTGGTGTAGGTACAGCAACTAAGTCTTGTATCCATGGTGTAATGACTAAGCGTGAAGGTGAAGGACCTTATGGACACTACAAAGCCTTCATGTGTCCAACACCACAGGGTACACCAGATCAATGCAAGGCAATCTATCTAAAGAAGAACACGCCTGAGTACGCTACGTTCTAGTAGCACCTAAGTTTGAGAGGGTAGTGTAGTGGGGAAGGCTACCTACCCTCTCAATTATTATTGGAGATAAATGAAAACATTAAGCAGAGCAGTAGGTCGTCCTGACATTGGTGGTGAGCCAATGCCTACAGTATTCAGGACATTTGATACAAATCAAATTGTATTAAGACGAGCAGAAGTAAGTATGATTGCTGGCACACCAGGTGCTGGTAAGTCTACGCTTGCTTTGGCTTTAGCATTACGTATGCAAGCACCAACTCTATACCTATCAGCGGATACTAATGCACACACTATGGCTATGCGTTTGTATTCTATGATCACGGGAGTATCACAAAGTGAAGCAGAAAAAATCATATCAGAAGACACAGACAATTCTAGGAATAACCTTGCTCTTGCCAGTCATATTTATTGGAGCTTTGATTCTGCCCCTAGTCTTAGTGATATCGACGATGAGGTTACCGCGATTGAGGAGTTACTTGGAGAAGCACCTGCCTTAATTGTTATTGATAACCTCATGGATATTAGTATGGACGGCGGAGAAGAATTCAGTAACATGAGATCAGCACTTAAAGAACTTAAGTACTTAGCAAGAGATACTAACGCCGCTATTCTAGTGTTACATCACACACAAGAAGGTTATGTCGGAGACCCTTGCCAACCAAGATCATCCTTGCAAGGCAAGGTAGCACAGTTACCTGCGCTTATCCTTACCGTTGGACAGAATGGTGGTGGGTTACTAGGTGTGGCTGCAGTTAAGAACAGGTACGGTAAAGCAGATCAGTCTGGTAAATCACCAGTATGGTTACAGTTTAATCCAGAGTATATGTTTATAGCAGACATGGAAGAAGCAAGATGAAAGGTGTAAACGGAGCTTATGTCCGTGACAATCCTAATCCCAAAGAAGAACTAACACTAGAAGAACTATATCAAAAAGCATTAGATGATATAGATTTTTTACGAGCAGCTAATCGTGGATTAAAAGAAGAACTAACAATATCAAATGACATCAGATACAAACAACATCTAAAGATAGTAGAACTAGGAGTACCAAGTGGAGCGTATTAATTGGGATACCAATAACACACCAGACTACGACGACGACGATGAGTAAATTCGGTTGGTGTCTTGGTCACGATACAGAGCAGCAGCACAGTAAATGTCCTAAAGAATTTACTAACAACATACAAAACTATACATTGAAATGTGATTGTGAATGCCATGAGCAAAAGTAAACAAAAAGGTACGGCTGCTGAAACAGCAGTGGTTAACTGGTTAGTAAGTAAAGGACGTAAGCATGTCGAACGACGATCTCTTAACGGAGTCAATGATCGAGGTGACATTGCAGGTGTGCCTGGAGTTGTACTTGAAGTAAAGAACTGTGTCAAGATGGAACTATCAGCGTGGTTAAAAGAACTAGAAGTAGAAATGATTAACGACAAAGCTGATACAGGTGTAGTGATTCATAAGAAAAAAGGAACACAAGATGTTGGACTATGGTATGCAACCATGCCAGTAAACATCTGGTTTAAACTAATAGAAGAAGCAGGATACTAATGGATGTACCACCTATTGCTGCAATCATAGAGCATTATGGTGGCAGACTAAGAAGAGACTACGGTAGTTGGCAAAAGATTAAATGCCCTTTCCATAGTGATAGTCACGCATCAGCAGGTGTATCAGTAACAGACAACATCTTTGTATGTCACGGCTGTGGAATTAAAGGCAATGCATTTAACGTAATCAAACTACATGAAGGAGTAAAATACAATGAAGCTATCAAGATCGCAGAAGGTATTACTGGAGAAAGCTACAAATCATTACGAGCAACACCTACCATTGGCAGAAGAATATCTAGCACAACGAGGAATAAGTCTAGAGATAGCGGAAAAGATTCGATTAGGAGTCGTCGCTGATCCACTGCCTGGACAAGAACAATTTATAAATAGATTAGCTATCCCTTACATTACGCCAACAGGCGTAGTTGATATAAGGTTTAGATCAATGGGACCAGAAGAACCTAAGTACATGGGTATGGCAGGAACTTCAACCAGACTATACAATGTAAATGCCTTGCATGTAGCAGGTAATTTTATTGCAGTATGTGAAGGAGAAATAGATGCTATCACTCTTAGTTATTCTTGCGGTATTCCTGCTGTGGGTGTGCCTGGAGCTAATGCTTGGAAACGGCACTACGGACGCTTACTGGCAGACTTTGAGACTATCTATGTGTTTGCTGATGGTGATCAGCCTGGCTCTGATTTTGCAAAGAGTTTAAGTAAAGAGTTTAATAGTGTTATCATTATGCAGATGCCAGATGGTGAGGATGTTAACTCAATGTACTTACGCAATGGATCTGGTTACTTCACAGAAAAGATTGCAGCATGAGTACTAAGCAAGACTTAAAAGAATTAGAAGAACATGAATTAAAACTAAAGGAGTACAACGATGCAAGAGTTCAGCGAGCAAGAGATCAATCACATCTTCCAAGCCCTGATAAACATGGGACTGGAAGTAACCAACGTGAAGTACTCGAACGGATTGACGCTTACGTTAAAGCGACCAGTGCTAAAGTGAAACCACCATTAGAGTTTGAAGCCGCAGTCATAGCCCGCAAAGCTATTGATCTGTTAATTAAAAAGCATGAAGACTATGGACCAACTAACATCTCTGATGCTCCAGGTGGACCATTGAACGGACTAAGTGTAAGACTGCACGACAAGGTAGCAAGACTAAATCATTTACTATCTAATGATAAAGAACCAAAGAACGAAGCTATTGAAGATACATTCATTGACATCCTTAACTATGCCTTAATTGCTTTACTAGTAATTGAAGGCAAGTGGGATAATACTAAGTAGGTACATATGAAAACAGTTGTAGTGATTCCAGATATGCAAGTTCCTTACCATGATCCACGATCAGTACGTGCAGTACAAAACTTTGTAAGTGACTACCAACCAGATGAACTCTTCTGTGTTGGTGATGAAGCAGATAGTCCTGAACCATCACGATGGAACAAAGGATTAGCTGGTGAGTATGAAGGTACATTGCAAGCAGGTCTAGATCGTACTGCTGCTATTATGAAAGAGTTTAAAAACAAACTAGGCGATAAGCCTTTCCACACAATGAGGAGTAACCACGGTGACAGAGTCGAACATTATGTTAAAAGATACGCTCCCGCCCTTGCAAGTCTGCGGGAATTGGAATACTCCAAGCTTTTACATTACAGCGAAAACGAAATTACCTATCACGATAAACTATGGGAGTTTACGCCAGGATGGGTACTGGCACATGGAGATGAAGGCAACATCTCAAGGCAAGCTGGCGGCACGGCTCTGGCTTTGGCTCGCAAGATTGGGTCTTCAGTTGTCTGTGGGCATACGCATCGAGCGGGAATTCAACATGAGCACCAAGGTTACAACGGCAAGATTCACAGTCGTCTCTACGGAGTTGAAGTCGGACACCTTATGGATCTTAGCCAAGCGTCATATCTAAATACTGGTAGTGCTAACTGGCAACAGGCATTTACTATTCTCTACATACGTAGAGGTAACGTAACTCCTGTTGTTGTTCCTATCAATGGACGATCTTTTGTAGTCGAGGGTAAGACGTATGAGTTCTAATGGAATTGTTTATGAGATGTACCATGCCATGGTCAAGCAGATTGGTTCAGAGTTTAAACGTAAATACGCAATGGTTGAACGTGAAGACATTGAACAAGAACTGTGGCTATGGTTTGCTGAACATCCAAACAAAATAGAAGAATGGTTAGCTCTACCTAATCAGAAAGATAGAGATAAACTATTCGCTAGATCACTACGTAATTCAGCATTAGACTATTGCATCAAAGAAAAAGCACATAAGTCTGGTTACAATGCAGAAGATAACTTCTGGTACAACAAGCAGTTCATTAAGCTTATGATTCCTGCTGTACTTAGTGATGACTGGACTAAGTTTAATAACACACTAAGTAACATGGGTCGTACCAGTAAAGCACTAGCAGAGTCAGGTGACTTTATGGCATTTAGTTCTGATGTCAAAGTTGCTTTCGATAAACTAAATGACAGAGAGAAATCATTAGTTCATTTATTTTATGGTGAGCAAGTAGACGGTGCTGAACTACAAGAACGAGTAGATGCTGACAAGTCACAAAAAGCAGTGATGATGGAAGCTAACAGAGCAGTCAACAAAATGGTCAAGATACTTGGTGGTAATCCACCAGTAAAAGATGAAGACTACCTAAGTAATACATAAAAAAATAACCCCTCTTAGGGTGGTAGGTACTAAGTTCATACTCTACTACCCCAGAGGGGATTATAATTTATTATCTATTAAATTTTCTTAGCTTTAATCTGACGACCATCAAGTACTATAGGTGCAGCACCGTTATGCCACACCCAAAAACCAATAGGCATCTTAGGGTTACAGTCAATAGTATGTGACCAGTGAGAATGGTAAGTAGAACCAGCCCAACCAGATGTGTTCTTGTCATCGTGACCAGTCTCATCTAACTGATCTGTACCTGGGTAACGACATAGACGACCACGTAGTACATCTCCAGCACCAGCGGGATACTCAACACGCAGTACTACAGTCCATTCCCATACACCAGTTTCAGGAACTACAAATTTATCTTTACCTTGAAACTTTACATAAGTCCAAGTCTTAGGTGGAATAGATTGCTTTGCTTTACCTGATTCATCTTTAAATAAAATACCACTCATAGTGCTAATACTCCCTTTGGGTCTAAGTCTTTGCTTGTGCTCCAGCGAGGTCCATTTCTGAGCTCTACGTGAAGATGGGGACCTGATGAGTTACCTGTATTACCAGATTTTCCGATGACCTGATTTTTGGAAACCTTATCGCCTGGCTTGACCAGCGACTTGCTTAAGTGAGCATAGATAAAGAATGTTCCATCAGGCAAGGCTTCTACAATTTGTACGCCATATGATTTTCCCCAGTTAGCATTAGCAACTACGCCATCAGCAACTGCAAGAACTTCTGTACCTACTGGCACTGCAAAGTCACAGCCCGTGTGGTAACCTTTTGACCACATCTTCCCACGGCGTTTATATTCGCATGTGATCTTTCCATCTTTGATTGGCAAAGCCATTAGTCTTCATCCTCTTCTCTTAATGGTATAGTTACTAGCCACAGAATAAAACCAACCATGATTAAAACTCCTGTAACTTTCTTTGCACTGCCATCTAATGTAAAGTAAGCAATACCGAGTCCGACCAAGGTGTATGTCTCAGCCGTAATTTCTTTAAAGTACTTCTTGATCTTGTTAAACAATTACTTAAGTCTCCTGACTTGAGCTAGTTGACCTACGATTACTGCAGCCACTACGACACCTTGAGATTCTTCTCTTTCTTCTGGTGTCATGTCACTTCCGATAGCCATAATTGCCTCAGCAGCAGCTGCAATCTGTACAATTCCAGGTACATTTTCTAGGTAGGTTGGTAGTTGGATACTAACCTCTTCTAAAAACTGCTCTGTGTCGCTTACAGGGGCAGCAATCGCTATTGTAGGCTCTGGTTCTGGGGTTTCTTCAGGGACTATTTCAGGGGTTGGAGCTTCTATAGGAGTAGGGGAAGGGTCAGGCTCAACTTCTACAACTTCTTCCACAGATTCTGATGGAATAGGAGTTGGCTCTGGTTCAGGTGTAACACTAGGGGTTACTACTGGGACTGGTTCTATGATAGGCTCAGGGGATGGTGATTCACTTTGAGTAGGTTCAGGTATTGGCGTTGGCTCTGGGTCCAAACTTGGTACAACACTTGGGACTGGCTCAGGTTCTACAGTCTCCGTAGGTTCTGGCGTAGGTTCAATAACGACAGGAGTGGGTAACGGAGCAATACCGTTGTAGTATCTGAGTGGACTATCTACTGGTAGTTCATCACTAACGTACGTTGTGTATGGTCCAGCATATCCACCCTCACACCATAGCCTTGGTATTTCACCACGACCATTAAAGAATTGATTACTGTTATCCCATCCAACTTGATACGTACGCTCTTCACCCTGCTCGTTAGCACAGATGATTGTAGTCATTGCTGATTCAGCGAAGGCACCAGTTGGACTGAACACCATTAACGAACCTACAATAAAAGAAACAATCCCTAACTGGATTTTTCTTTTCAATTGTTACTTAGACTTCTTCTCGTTAGCTTTAGCAAATGAGTCATTGATTTCTTTATCATCAAGTCTACCATCACCAAGATAGCCACGAGCTAAAGATTCAGATACAACTGCAACACCCATGATTGCTGCTAGTGCAGCAGACTTCCAAGTATCAATACCCAGTAGTGCACCAGCACCAAGGGTACCCATAACGGATGCAATAACTACAGCTACCATGCGACCTGAGATGTCTTTGATTTGCTTCTTACTCATTTATAGTTTCCTAACTGTTACTAGTAATGTGCCACCAAAGCCACTACTATTTTTATCTGGAGAAGATTCATTACTAAATCTAACTTCTTCAATTACGCCATTATATTTTTCACCAGTACGGTAGTCAGTTACATTAACAAACTTACCTGTCTCTTCAATAGCTTCAATGCGCTGGATATATTCCATAGCACGACCATCGTAGCCAAAGATAGAGTTGTATCTATCCATCTCATTGTCATAACAAGATAGTGGATACTGATACAAACGTTGACGACGTGTAGCTGGCACTGCCTTAATCTGGTAAGCCTCAAGTACTGGTAGTTCTTGGTCATCTGTTACGTTGTTAAATACAAACTTAAGGGATATGTATTCTTGCTTGTTTTCAAGCACCTTGACCAGTTGTGCACTGTACGTTTAGGTAACGGAAGAACTTAGGTTCAACCGTACCGTAACGAATCTTACCTGTTTGTAACCAACCACTTGAACGCTTAAGTGAACTATGTTCAACTTGAAGTTCACCAGTTCCATCTTCCTGAACAACCATAACTAAACGATTGTTTAAGTTATATACTTCAGTTGCTTCTGAACTTGATGGTTGTAAGTTTGTCTGATACTCAAGATCGTATGCGTATGCAAAAGTTCCATCATTAAATGATTGAGTTAAGTCAATACGAATTAGTATGGCATTTGTGTAAGCACCAGCATCTGCTTTAGTCGCAGCGTAAATGTATGTACCACGTTCAGTAAATCCATTAACTGGATAAGAAGTTTCAACTAACAAAGGACCAAGAATTAAATCACCATCAGTACCAATTGAACAAATTCTTACTCCCCTATTGGTTCCAACAACTAAGTATCCTAAGTAGAAGTGAATTGCTTTAACTAACTCACCATCAGGAAGGGTAACACTTACAGTTGAACTAGATACGTCTGGAAGTAACGTTCCATTATTTGTGGATGTTGGCGTACCATCAAAAGGTATCTTCCAAATCTCACCGCTATTACCAGCATTTCCTGAAGCGTAAATGTGTGTTTGTCCACCAGCAATGTCATTCCAAACAAAGGTAGAATCAAGGTGAGTTCTGGAGTCATATTGTTTGCCAACAGGTAGTGCCCCACTGTGTGCGTTAGTGTTTCCTTGACTGTCATCCAAAAGATTTAGTACATGATTTTCACCAAAGAAAATAAATCCTTTAGCATACTTAACAAATGCATTTGTAGTAGCACTATGTCTAGCAAATACCACATCAGAATCTAATGTACCAACAGTTCCTCTATGTATAGCACCAGTGCAAGTAGCGTAGTATTTTCCACCAGATGTTGTTACTGAGGTAAATGGGAAATCAGAACCACTATGTCCCTGTGGGTATGAAGTTGCTGTGTGGACATAGTTTGCAGTTGTAGCGGCAGAGTTATCATTAAGGGTAATTCTTTTTAGTACACCATTAGCATCACCAGATACAAGTACATCAGTACCAGCATTGTTGCCAGTAGCAGCATTGATTCCAGCAGCACCTGTGTACGCATGAAATACATCTGGAAGTAATGTAGCTTCTCCAATAGTCCATACATCTATACCGCGACTATCAGCAAACCTATGCGTTACATGCTCCAAGTCTGTGCCTGGTTCATAGAATGAAATACCGCTACCATTATGCCAAGATGTTTGTGAACGTAGCCACCAACCAGTAAGCGATTGCTCGCCAGGTTCTGGACTGTTATCAAACTGATCCTTCTTGTATGGAGCAGTCTCACGACGATATGGATTCTGATTATTAACAGCAACAATAAATGGTAGATCATCAATAACAATATCGTAAGCTATATCAGTTAAATTAAATGTTGCTTCTGTTGATGTAACAGCAAGGTCAATCGGGACATCTTCTGTAATGTCATAAGTAGGCACTTATGCTCCTTAGAATTTAATAATGTAATTGACTACGATGTATGGTTGCAAGTTATTGTGCGCCAATCCGCCACCAGTTGTACCAACCGATGGTTGAGAATCACCAATACCATTGGCTGTAACACCACTACTT